CAACGCCGCCAAGGGCGACCTACGCAAAATGCTCTCGTCCGACAGGGGCGAGCCGATCCTCCGGCGGCTCTCGGAGTTTACAAAAATCATCAATACATAAAAACGAAGTTTTGACTGATACCATTTATGGAAGACACCACCATCGACACCTCCGGCGAGACCTCGCTTCTCGCCGCAGCCGATAACACAAACGCCTCGGAGGCACAGGCGCAGCCCGCTGCGGAACCCACCACGCAACCCTCAATGCCATCGACCGGTTGGGTGAATCCGGACGGCACCTTCGGAGACAAGTGGCTCGATGCCCTGCCCGAGGACGCGAAGGACTACAAGGACACGCTCGCGAAATACAAAAGCGTTCCTGACATGGCCAAGGCGCTCGCGAATGCGAATGCGCTGATCGGAAAAAAACTCGGCGTTCCCAATGACAAATCCTCGCCCGAGGAGGTCGCCGCCTTCCGCCGTGCGATGGGCGTTCCTGAGTCGCTGGAAGAATACAAGTTCGCTCCCGAGGCGCTCCCCGAGGGGATGACATGGAGTGACGACATGGCGAAGCCCTATGCCGAGATCGCGCACAAGCACGGCATTCCGCCCTCGGCGATGAAGGAACTCGTCGCGCAACACGCGAAGACCGAGATGTTCAAGCTGGAGGCGATCCAAGCCACCTACGAGAAGCAACGCACCGAGGCCGTGGCGACCTTGCAAAAGGAATGGGGAAATGATTTCGGAAAGAACATCGGACTCGCCAAGCAGGCCGCGAAGCTCGCTGGCGTGGATGCGAATTCCCACGGGTTCAGCGATCCCGAAGTCGTGCGTGGATTCGTTCGCATGGCGCAAATGATGAGCGAGGACAAGGTCGGTCGCTCGATGGGCGGCACGGAATTCATGACCGGCGCGGCCCGCGCCAAGGACATCATGTCGAACCCCGACAACACTTGGCACAAGCGATACATGGAAGGCGACCGCGAAGCCGCCGCGCTCGTCACCTCCTTGCTCAAGCAAGGATGAAAAACTGCGGGGTAGTGAAGAGGCATCACACCAGTTTCATAATCTGGAATCCCGAGTTCGATTCTCGGCCCCGCTAATTTTTGACTGATACCACGGAGTGTGCTACACACTCCTTCGTCAGAGCAGACACCTCCTCGTTGAGCCTGCTCCCTAATACCCGCCGCCGCTGACCCCAATTGGGACACTCGGAAAAGCGAAGGGAGCAGAAAAACCATCAGTTTCGACTGATACCAACTCAACCCAATTCAAGGAGAATAAAATGCCCGATCTAAACGGAGTTCTGACGAACATCCCCAACCACTTCACCACCCAGTTCGATAGCAACTGGAAACACCTCGTTCAGCAAAAGAACAGCAAGCTGAAAGAATATGTGACCCTCGATTCCATCGAGGGCAAGGAGAAATCCTACAACCAACTCGACACCACCTCCATGACGCAGATCACGGATCGCTCCCGCGATACCCGCATCAGCGATCAAGTGATGGCCAAGCGTTGGATTCGCCCGCAGCAATACGACTGCGCGAAACTCGTTGACGAATGGGACGAGCAGTTCCTCGGCGAAGTCGTCCTACCGACCAGTCCGATCATCCAGTCTCACGCTGCCGCCTATGGCCGCACTTGCGACTCGATCATCATCGGCGCTCTCGGTGGCACCGCCTTCACCGGCGTGACCGGCACAACCGCAACCCCATTGCCTGCTGGCCAGAAGGTCGCCGTCAACTTCGTGGAGTCCGGCACCGCCGCGAATTCCGGCCTGACCATCGCCAAGCTCCGCCGCGCCAAGTTCATCCTCGACGCCAACGATGTGGACGAAGAGGAGGAGCGCATCCTGGTTGTCTCGGCTCGCCAACTCCAAGACCTGCTCCGCACGGTCGAAGCGACATCGGCAGACTACAACACGGTTCGCGCTTTGGTGGACGGCAACTTGAATACCTTCATGGGTTTCAAATTCCGCCGCACTCAGTTGCTCGGTCTCACCAGCACGGTTCGCTCCTGCTTCGCCTATGTGAAGTCCGGAGTGATCCTCGCCGAGCGAGGTCTCAAGACCCACATGGACATCCGCACCGACCTCTCGCACTCCCTTCAAATCCGCTCGGTGGCATCCCTCGCCGCCGTCCGCATGGAAGAGAAGAAGGTCGTCGAGATCGCCTGCGACGAAGCCTAATTCCCGCACCCCGCTGGCAGACCGGGAAATGTCTGCCTTCCCCCTTTTTCCATTTTCTAACGCGCCTCAATGACAGACATCCAAATCTGCAACCTCGCCCTCGCCCGCCTCGGTGATTCCCGCATCACCGCACTCACGGACGCGACCGCGCAGGCGCAGTATTGCTCTCTGTTCTACACGCAGACGGTCGAGGAACTCCAAGCCGAGTTCGATTGGCAGTTCTGCCGCAAGCAAGTTTCCCTCACCAGCGGCACGGCCCCGATTTCCGGATACTCCCTGCAATACACGCTCCCGACCGATTTCCTGCGGGCGCTTCGTTTTGGGAATGTCGATTCCAACGAGAACTTCGGCGTGTGGGAAATCATCGCCGAAAGAATCCACACCAACCTCTCGGCTCCGGTCGCGCTCGATTACATCGCGTCCGTGACAGACTCGACGAAATTCCCGGCGTTGTTTGTCGAGCTACTGACAATCAAATTGGCCGGACTCCTCGCCATGCCTCTGACCGGCTCGAAAGACCTGTTCGTCCAAATGGCAGAACTCTTTGGCGTGACCATGCAGAAGCCCGGTCTCCGCGTTCTTCTCATCAACACGCAAGCCCCGAAGACCACCACCTCGGCGGCGAATTCCGTGACCGAGATTTGCCGACAAGCCATCCTCCGGGTCGGGCCATTGGAAGCCTTCAAGCCTTACGGCGAACCCATGGTCATCGCCCAATCTCTCTACGAGCAAACCCGCGACGAACTTCTCGCCGATTTCGAGTGGTCGTTTGCCCGCTCGCAAGTCTCGGTGGCAAAGGATGCCGCCAACCCGGCCTCGGGCTATGCCTTCCGCTACGCGATCCCCGCAGGCACCGGGCAAATTCTGCGAATCAACAACCTCGACGATAGCGAGAATAGCGGCAAATGGGAGGTGATCGGTGGCCATGTCCACACCGACTTGCCGACCCCCATCATCATGGACATCACCACCAAAGTCACGGATGTCGCAAAGTATCCCCCGATCTTTGTGCAACTCCTCACCACGACCCTCGCACTCAAATTGTGCGGCATCATTGAATCCAAATGAAATACGAATCCCTTTTCCAAGAACTCCAATTCCTCATGGCGAAACCGGCCTTGCTGGAGTCCATCGAGACGGTTGCCAATTTTACTGGCACTCTCACCGCCACCGCCTCGGAACTCATTCGCCAAGCGATCCTGCGGGTCGGCAATGCCGAAACCTACAAGAATCAAGGCCAGCCGTTTGTGTTTGCCGCCAAGTTTTACCAGCCCACGATCTTGGAAATCCTTTCCGAATTCGATTGGCGGTTTGCCCGCCAGCAAGTGGGAAGCGTGGGAAAAGATGCCGTTAACCCGGTGACTGGCTACGATTTCCGATACCCCGTTCCCGCTGGATCGTTGAAAATCATGCGAATCAACGGCATCGATTCCGCCGAGAACTTTGGAACATGGGAAGTTGTGGGAGAATTTATTCACACAAACCTCACGACGCCTATCGCTATTGATTTCATCGCTGCGCCCGCGACAGACACCACTTACCCCGCGATTTTCAAAGAAATGGTCGTCGTTCGCATGGCTTACAAACTCGCGATGGCCATGGGATTAGCGGGTCAAGCCGAAGCCGCCGTGAAAGAAATGGAAACTCTGGCAGCGCGTCCCTCCCTGCAACGCGAAATCGAATCCATCGCCGACTCGATGGCTTCCAACACGATTTCCACACGGACACAAATTTGCAAGCAGGCGATCATGCGTTTGGGGTCTACCGAGACCTTGATCAAGCAACCGATGGTCTTTGCCAATTCGTTCTACGATCAAACCTTGGAAGAGCTTCTTTCCGATGTGCCGTGGGCTTTTGCAAAGAAGCAGGCCAGCATCACCGCAGATGCCGCCGCGCCGACCCAAGGATTTACCAAACGCTACGCTTTGCCCGCTGATTTTGTGCAACTGATCCGAGTCGAAAATATCGACTCCTCGGAAAATTTCGGCCAATGGGAAATCGTCGGGGGATTCCTCCACACCGACCTCGGCTCCCCGGTGAAGATCGACTACACCTTCAACCAGACCGATGTCACCCAATTCCCTGCGCCCTTTACCGAGGCGCTGATCGCCCGACTCGCCAGCAAAATCGCCATGCCGCTCACGCAAAAGGGCGACATCGCCTCGGCCATGGCAACCATCGCCGTCGAGACCATGATGCGCCCCAGCATCCGCATCCTCATCGAGAAATCCGCCAAACCCCGCGCCACCACCGCCGCCAACTCGGTTTCCGAAATCTGCCGCCAAGCCATTTTGCGCGTGGGCAGCGCCGATTCGTTCAAGCCCTACGGCGAACCGATGGCACTCGCCACCAGCCTCTACGATCAGACCCGCAACGAGGTGCTGTCCGACTACGATTGGCAGTTCGCTCGCGTTCAATCCTCCCTCACCGCAGATGGAACGCCTCCCGCCTTCGGCTACACGACACGATATGCGCTGCCTAGCGGCACGCTCAAGGTGCTTCGCGTCAATGGCGTTGACGAAGACGAAAACTTTGGAAATTGGGAAATCGTCGGCGGATTCCTGCACACAAATTTCAACTCTCCGCTTCGCATCGAGACGACCGCCATTGTCTCCGACGCCACCAAATTCCCGCCGGTTTTCGTGAATATGCTCACGGTCACTCTCGCGATGAAGCTCTCCCAACTCATGGAATCGTCCCTTCCGCCAGCTAAATGAAGACCGAGGAACTTTTTAAAGAACTCCAGTTCCTTGCCGGGAAGCCTGCATTGAAGAATGCAGTCGAAACCCGCGCCTCCTCGCGCCCATCCTCCACCCTCACCGAGGATGAACTCTGCCGCCAAGCGATCCTGCGCGTCGGCACAGCCGAGCAGTTCGGACCCTCCTCGCAGGCGATGCTGCTCGCCAAGTCTCTCTACCCGCAGGTGCGCGATGCGCTCCTCCTCGCCGGATCGTGGACATGGGCGATGAAGTCCACCACGGTCATCGAATCCCTCCCGCGCCCGGAATACAAGTGGGCTTACCGCTACGCCATCCCCGCAGACTGCCTGCGCGTCTTCCGGGTCAACGACTACGACTACTCGACCGGCGATTCGTCGTGGGAGGTATCGGGCAACTTTGTCCTCACCAATGCCGATTCCGGATCGCCGGCATGGGTCGTGGATCGCGTTTATGAAGTCGGCAATGCCGTTTCCAACAACGGGGCGGTCTACCGCTGCGTGGTTGCCGGATCGACCAAGCAACCCGGCGTCACCTCCAGGTGGACGACCGATTGGGATGTGTGGCTCGGCACGGCGATCACGCTGGAATATGTCCGCAAGGTCACCGATGTCACCCTCTTCGACTCCCTCTTCATCGATCTCCTCACGGCCAACCTCGCCTCCAAGCTCGCCGTTCCGCTGACCGGCGATGCCAACAAGGCCGCTCTCCTCGCGAAGGAAACCGAAATCCTCGGCAAAAGCCCCGCCATGCGCCGGGACTCCACCGAGCGCAAGGGCCGGATCAAGCCCGCTTGGATGTCCTCCAAACTCGTCTCCTCCCGCAATGGCGGCGATGGTGTCGAGGCCGCGCAGGTCAGCGGGGGCGGTCCCGCAGGCGGCGTTAGCTACCCCTCGCTCCTCGTCCAAGTCGGGACGGTCACCAACCTCCCCACCGGCTCCACTCCCACGGTCACCAACACCGGAGCCAACGACACGGCGGTTCTGAATTTCGGACTCCCCCAAGGCCCAGCGGGAACGGTTCAAGTCGGCACGACGACCACGGGAGCCGCAGGGACGAACGCCAGCGTTGCCGCCACCGGCACCCCGGAGAACCGCGTTCTCAATTTCACCATCCCTCGCGGAGACCAAGGCATCCAAGGCATTCAAGGATTGCCGGGAACCACCGGAGCCGTTGGCCCCGCGAATTCCCTTTCCATCGGCACGGTCACCGCTGGCCCCACCGCAGCGGCCTCGATCACCGGCACCGCTCCGAACCAGACGCTCAACCTCACCCTCCAGCAGTCCGCGCTCCTCTCCTCGGCAAAGACAAGACTGACCGGCAACGGCACCCTCCGCACTTTCTCGGTTTCCGGACTCCGTTCTAGCGACCCAAACCATGTCATCGTCTCGATCAACGGCGTCGTGCAGGAACCCACCGCCGACTACCTCGTCAACCAAGGCGCTGGCACAATCACTTTCACCACCGCGATTCCAAACAACGCAAAGATCGTCGTTGTCGCCCTCGGCCTTTACTCGCCCACGACCCAGCGCGACCCGGACAACTACATCCACTCCTTCGCGCTCAACACCGCAGGCACCTTCAGCTACTACGGCCTGCTCCTCAATTCCGACATCCCCGCCACTGGCTCCGCCGCCGCCGTGGCGAAGTGGATCATCACCCGTTCCGCCCTCTCCGCCGACGGAACCGTCACTGCCACCGCCCAAGCGACCAATGTCGCGTGGATCAACCGGGAGACCGCCACCTACGCATGACGACGATCACCGAATCGAACATCACCCAGCAACTGGACCTCTCCCAGTTTCAGATCGTTTTCCCCGAGGAAATCCAATCGGTCGTCGAGTATCCGCAGGCCGCAGATTTTCCCGAAATCGGAAAAGCCCAGCGCCTCTACATCTCACTGGATTCCGGCCTGCCCTACCGCTGGAACGGCACCGCCTACACCCCCGCCGCCGATCTCCCCGCGACCTTTTCCGATACGCCGCCCGCACACCCCTACATCGGGCAGCGATGGACACACACTTTTGACCTCACCACCTACGAATGGTTCGGAGGAAGTTGGGTCGAAAAACCAACCAACAACTAGAAAACACTACTACCATGGCAGCTATCTCCTTCCCATCCAGCCCCGCGCTGAATGACATCCACACTGTCGGTTCCCGTTCGTGGAAATACAACGGCACCGCTTGGAAACTCGTCCCTCGCACAACCGATGCGGTTGTCGAAGGTTCCAACAACCTCTACTACACCAACGCTCGCGTGGCCTCGGCCCCAGCCGTGTCCGCTTTGGAATCCCGCGCAGGCGCGATTGAGAGCGACATTTCGGCCATCGAGTCGGCAGCGTCGAGCTTGAGCAGCCGAGTCGGCACCGCCGAGGGAGAAATTGATTCTCTCCAATCCGGCCTCTCCACCGCGCAAAGCGGCATCACCGCGCTCAATGTTCGCGTGGACGATGTCCTTTCCAATGTGGATGGCACTGCCCTTAATTCGCTATCGGAAATCGTAACCGCTTTCCAAGCTGCGGATTCGGATTTGAACGGAGCCATATCCAGCCTCGCTGGTGCCGCCTCCACGAACCTCGCCAATGCCGTTTCCTCGCTGGAAGCCGCCGATGCCGATTTGGCCTCGGACATCTCCGGTCTCGACACCCGCCTCGGCACGGCGGAGGGCGAAATCAACACGCTCCAGAGCGACCTCGACGCCGCCGAATCCGCAGCCAGCACTTTGGCCGGTCGGGTGACTAGCGCCGAAGGGGATATCGATTCGCTGGAAGGCCGCGCCTCCTCCTTGGAAGGCGGACTCTCCACCGCGCAGTCGAACATCTCCTCGCTCGAAAGCGGCAAGCAGATCAAGGATGTCGTCAGCACCACGGCCCCCAGCCACACCGCTGGTCTCCGCTGGATCGACCCCACCGACATGACCGAATACCTCTCCTACAACGGAGCGTGGGTCGAAATCGACAAGCAGTAAAACCATGTCCGCCCTCGCGTTTCCATCCACCCCGTCAGTCAACGACACCTTCACTTCCGGCAATCGGAAGTGGAAGTGGACGGGAGCGCGTTGGCAGGTCATGCCCGTCACCATCCCGGCCTCTCGCCTCTCTGGCGAGGGGGCGGAGATGGGAGACATCCTCGTCTTCGACGGCGAAGGTTGGTCACCCGTTCCTCTCACCGAGGGCGGTTCCACCATCGCCCGCGCCGCTTGGGATGAACCCTACCACTACTACGGCACCGCCCCCACCGGCACCGCCGAATCCTCCACCGGTTGGACGATCACCCGCATCACCACCGATGCCGATGGGTCGATCACGGCCACCCAATCCGCAGTCGGCGCGTGGTCTTCCAGAACCTCACTTTCCTACAGCTAAAACCTCAAAAAACCCACCACCATGACAGCCACCACTCCACTCCAAATCGACTCGAAATCCTACGACCGCTACAGCCTCAACCTCGCCATTACTGGCTTCTACAAGCCCGAAACCGGCCAGCCCGACGCGAATGTGGCGATGTCGCTCATCCCGACCCGAATCGAAAACGGAGTGGTCGAGCAGGCAGGCATCGAACACCGCAAAGCCGTCGTCCTCGGCTCGCTCTCCCAAGCCAGCGCCGAAGAGCAAGTCGCCATCGGCGCGATCCAAGCCGCCCTGCAAGCCTATCTCGTCGCGAAAGGACTCTAAACCATGCCAACCTACTACGCCCGCAAGGCAGGAAACATCAACGCCAGCGATGTCTGGGCCACCACGCCCTCTGGCACGGCAGCGGCAGTCACATTCGTCGCAGGCGATGTCCTAATGGCCAATTCATTCGCCATTACCGTCAATGTCTCGACCGACCTCGGCGCGACTGGTCAAGTGCGGAATGACACCACAGGCGGTGCGACCGCTGGCGGATCATTTGCTTTGGCCAATGGCGTGACGCTGACGGCTAATGTTTTTGCCGCAGGCACCTGCGTGACTTTTTCTGGCGGAGCTTCGGCCTTTATTGTAGGCAATTGCACGGGGGGCACAGCAAATAACTCGCCAGCTGTAAACAACGCCTCTTCCGGGACCTTGAGCATCACGGGTCACTGCACGGGAGGGCTCGGTGCCAACGCATTCGCCGCAAACAACGCCTCTTCCGGGACCTTGAGCATCACGGGTAGCTGCACGGGGGGGGCGGGCAGTAATACCTCCGTAGCTGTAAATAACGCCTCTACCGGAATTTTGACCGTTGACGGCATCTGCACGGGGGGACCGGGCGCATTCGCTTTTGGGGCAGTGAACTCCTCTACCGGAACAATGCTCATCACCGGCGTGATCCAAGCCAGTGAATTTAACGCAGGCGTCGGAGGCACGAATCGCGCCCAAGTCACGCTGCTCACCGGGCCGTTTCTGATCTCGCCCACATTCGGCGTCAACCCAATCGCCTGCACCGCATGGCGCTGGGCCTCTGCGCTGAACAACCAAACCTACCTCGAAGTCGGCACGCAAACGCTCCTGCAAAAGCGCAACCTCGTCACCCCCGACAACGCCACAAACTTCCCCGCCGCCAGCAATGTGCGCAGCGGCATCACCTACGGCATCGGCGGAGTCGTCAGCGGAACCTGTATCGTCCCGAACCCCGCCCAGGTTGCAGCAGGCACGCCAGTGGATAACACAGTCGGAACGCTCGCTAGCCCGTCGGCCTCTGACATTGCGAATGCCGTCTGGGGCGCAGCCACTCGCTCATTGACAAGCGCCTCCATTGTAAGAACGGAGCTTGCCACGGAGTTGGCACGCATCGACGCGCCAATTTCATCGGCAGGCAATGCCCCTAGCGCGTCCACAGTTGCAAATGCTGTCTGGGGAGCGGCCACACGCACAATTACGGGTGGCACGGTCGATACTTTGGTCAACGCGCCGACCGTCCCGACGCCAGCGCAGATCGCCAGTCAGGTTCGTTCCGAGCTTTCGGTCGAGCTTGGCCGGGTGGATCAACCCATCAGCACCCGCGCCACCCCGGCCAATATCCCGACCGCCGACATTACGGCGATCAAAGCCCGAACCGACCAACTCAACCCGACTCGACTCGGCCAAGTGACCACCACGGAAATCCTCGGAAATCTTCTTGCTCAAGCGAACTCCTAATGAATAGCGACCAACTCAAATCCGCAGCCACCGGCCTCATCGGCAGCGCCACCTCCATCGGCGCGGCGGTGTATTCCATGCTCCCCCACTTGGAAGCGTGGATGCGCCTCGCGTCCGTGGCGGTCGGCCTCGCGGTCGGCATCGTCACCCTCGTCAAAATCCTCCGCGATTTGAATAAGTAGTATGCCGAAGTTCGATTTCTATCCCTCGTTCAGCGCCGGTGAAGTCTCCCCCTTCATCGACGCCCGGACGAGCTTGGAGAAATACCGCAGCGCCTGCCGCACTTTAGAGAACTTCCAAATCCTCCCCTACGGCGGCGTGATCCGCCGCCCGGGCACGCAATTCCTCGGCGGCGTGGCGGTGCCGACCACCAACTCCCCGGTGCGTCTGATCGGGTTCAACTTCAGCGTCACGACCCGCTTTGTTATCGAGGCGGGGGTGGGCTACATGCGATTCTGGAATCCCACCACAGGCACTCCGGTGCAAACCGCCGCCCCGGCCTCATGGGCCACCGGGGTCATCTACAAAAAAGGCATGTTCGTGCGAACCGGCACCACAAGCCAAACGGCACAATTTTTCTACTGCCTCGCCGACCACACCGCAGGCACTTTTGCCACCGATCTCGCCAGCAACCTCTGGCGGCAGCAATCGATCCACGAAGTCGTCACGCCCTACACCGCGTCGTCCCTGCGCGAACTCCAGTTCGCCCAGATCAACGACATCATGTATTTCGCCCACGGGGATCACCCTCCGTCCAAGCTCACCCGCGTGGCGGACAACAACTGGACTTTTGAATCCATCGTGTGGGACTACCCGCCGTTGCAGGATCAAAACGCCACCGATGGCACGATCAATGTCACGCAAGGCAGCACGGCGATCCCGCGCTGGACGGCTGGCACCACCTACAGCAAAGACGATTGGGTGCAGCCACCGGCATGGGTGGCCAACACGGCGTATGTGACCGGCGACATCGTGGAGAATGGCAGCATCGCCTACAGAGCGACTGCAAACCACACCTCGCCTGCGTCGTTTACCGCGACCAACTGGTCGGCCCAAGCCGTCAGCGGGCTATTCCGATACCGCGCCCTCACCAACCATATTGCGGGAAGTAATTTCGGGGCCGATGTCACCGCAGGCCGGTTTAGTTCCCTTCCGCTCCCGCTCAACCGCATGGGACGGCACATCATCAGCGCCCCGGCCAATACCTTCCAAGTCGCCTACGAAGGGCAGCAAATGGAACTCAAATGGCCGACCTCCTTCACCGGCTTCGGTTCCTCCGGAGTCTCGGTGATTGGCACTTCCGCCGACATCGCGGTTCCCATCACCTCCGACAATGTTTCTCAGGGAATTGAAATCGAAGGCGAGTGGGATTTGACCACCAACGGAAAATGGAGCGCGGCCATCCAAGTCCTACGGATCGACAACACCACCGCTGGCCGGATCGCCGCAACGGCAACCCGATCCGGAACCACCGTGACCGTCTACCACCCCAACCACGGGTGGAGTGATGGCGATGCCATTTGTGTAGGCGGAGAACCGGCAATCACCTCGACCCCGTATTTCACCCGCGAGGCCAATATCACCGTGACCGGCAGCGATTCCTACACCTACACGACCGCAGATGCCACGAATACCGGGACGCTGGCCATCTCCCCGATCAACCTTACCAAAGCCGAGGTCTTGGCTGAATTCACCCGCGACACCAACAACGGTGGCGACTCCAATATCCTCTACGCTGGAAACCAACTCAAGCAGGCCACCTTTATCATCCGCGTGATCAACTGGCTCGCCAGCACCAACACGCCCGGGGTTCCCATGGCCCGCATCCAGCCACGCAAATCCGTCTCCGGAGGGTTTGCCACGATCTTGGATGTCCTCGGGTCGTCACAGGCCCTCATCCGGGTGGATTCCTATCTCGGCAGCAACCGGCACCACCTGCAAACCAACACCAAACTTTGGTCGCTCCCGGCATTTTACGCTGGCAACTACCCACGCACCGTGGCCATGCACGAACAACGCATCTGGTGGGCAGGCACGACTCGCGAACCATCCACCCTGTGGGGCAGCGAAATTGATAATTTCGAGAGCTTCAAAGTGGGCGCGGTCGCAAGCGACTCGGTCAAAATCACGCTCGCCGCCTCCGAGGGCAACCGGATCACTTGGATGCACTCGCAGCAAAATAGCCTGCTCATCGGCACGACCGGCGACGAGTGGACGGTGAGCGCCGCTGATGTCTCTTCGGCGATTTCCGCCTCCAACTTGGAAGCCAAACGCCAATCCAGCTACGGCTCCAAATACATGCGGGCCGTCATCGTCAACGATGTCCTGCTCTTCATCCAACGCAACGGACGCAAGGTGCGCGAACTCGTTTACGAACTCAACAAGGACGGCTGGGTCGCGCCGGATTTGACCCTGCTGGCCGAACACATCACCAGCGGCGAAATCACGGAGATCGCCTACCAGCAACAACCCGACGCCGTCCTCTGGTGTGTGCGCGGAGACGGCACCCTCATCGCCATGACCTACGAGCGCGACCAAAAGGTCGTCGGCTGGCATCGGCACACCATCGCCGATAATGCCCTGGTTGAATCGGTCGCCACCATCTACGGCAACGGCACCGAGGATGAAGTATGGATGGTCGTGAAGCGCAGCGTCTCCGGGGCGGACTACCGCACCATCGAGCGGTTCCCGCTCCTGTGGAGAACCCGATTCGACGAAGAATCTTCTGCGAACTACCGCTACCTCGACGGGCATGTCGCCTTTGCCTCCGGGGCGGCGGGCCGCACGATCTCCGGCCTCGCGCATCTCAACGGCAAGACCGTCACCGTCATGCAAGACGGCCAATCCCCCGTGACCCGCACGGTCGCCAGCGGAGCGATCACCGTTCCCGCCGCTGCCGCCGGTTACCTCGGCCAACCCTACACCTCCACGCTCCGACCCATGAAGCTCGATGCCGACTTTGAGGACGGCACCGCGCAGTCGCGCAAGAAGCGCATCCACCAGATCGTCGTGCGCACACTCAAAAGCCGGGGCGGCGAAGTTCGCACAAATTCCGGATCATGGTATGCTCTCGCCCCGACGACCACCACGGGCGACCAAAAGATCATCCTCGGCGGAGCGTTCGGCATCGACGCCGATGTCGATGTCCGCCAGACCGAACCTTACCCAATGTGCATCATCTCGATCCTTCCCAAGTGGGACGCCTACGGCAATGAGTGAGATTTTCCCAACCCTCAAAATGTTTGATCGGGAAACCGATTACCCCATTGTCAAAGAATGGTGGGAAGGTCATGGGTGGAATGCCGTTCCACTTGCAGTGCTGCCAAAACTTGGAGTCATGGCGATGCTTAATGAAAAGCCAATCGCCTCCGGTTGGCTTTACATGGACAACTCCGTGGGGGTTTCAATTTTGGAGTGGATGGTAGCTGACCCTAAAGCCAACCCCAAGGCCGTTTACCGAAGCATCAAAGCCATCGTGGAGTTTTTAAAAAACCAAGCCAAGGAAATGAACTACACGGTGATGCTCACCACTTGCAAACAAGAGTCGCTTGCCAAGGTGTATGAGAAAAGCGGGTTTTTGCGAACCGACTCCGAAATGATTCACCTCATGCAACCCCTTTAAAATGGCAATCGCAACCTCCACCGCAATGACCGCCGCAGCGGTTGCATCCGTCCTCGCCGCAGCCGCCTCGACCGGAATCGCCATGTATTCGGCCAGCGAGCAAAGCAAGTCGCAAGCCGCGATTGCCGAATACAACCGCCTCCAAAACGAGCAGAACGCCGCATGGCAGCGCATGGCAGCGGAGCGGGCCGCGCAGGCGGATCAGTTCAACGCGCAGATGTCCATGTTCAACGCGCAGTCGCAGGCCGACCAGGCGAACATGAACAACATCCTCGTTCAGCAGCAATCGCAGCAACTCCGCGCCCAAGCCGATGGCGAGGATCGCCAAGCCCGCGAGCAGGCCGACCGCATCCGCGCCGAGAAGGCCCGCATCCTCGGACTCCAACGCTCCCAATACGCCGCCGGGGGCGTAACCACCGAGGGATCTCCCCTTGCAGTTTTGGCTGATACCGCCAACCTCTACGAAATGCAGGTCGCCGATACCCGTCTCCTCGCCAATCTCTCCTCGGAGAAAAAACGCTACGAGGCCGGGATGAACGAACTCGTCGGCGATTACAATTTGAATTCCGAACTCTTCGCCTCGGCGATGAACAAAAAAGCCGCGCAGATCAGTTTCAACGACGCGCAGTTCGCTGAGAAAGCCGCCGGGGCCGGTTACCGCATCAACATGCGCCAAGCCGCCATCGAGCAGATGGCAGGCAACGCCACCGCCCGCGCCACCGCCACTGGCGGCTACTCCGCGCTGGCCAGCGGCATCGGTTCTGTCGCCAACACCGGAATGACCTACTACGGCTACAAGGGGTCAAAACAGGGAGCCATAAATTAAATGCCCGCCATCCGACTCGCCGACATCCCAAACGCCGGACCGCAAGCCCTCGGGCCATCGACCGGCATCCTCGCCCCGCAAGCCGCACAACTGGGCCGCGCTGCCATGGTGGACCCCGGCGGAATGCGAAACGCCGCGCAGTCGATGCTCACCCAAACGCTGGAACTCGACGCCTTCTCGCAGGAAGCCCGCGCCATGGGCAAATTCGCCGACTCCATCGGCGGGCTGGGCGATGTCGCCATGAAGTGGGGCCAGAAATTCGCCGAGGCCAAGGACTCTGCGGACATTTCGCGAGCCGAGACAATCTTGGAGTCTGCTTTTCAAAAACAGCAAACCGAGCAACTCGGTAAACCCGTCGAGGAGTGGGGGAGTCTGTGGAATCAAAACCAAGATCAAGCCAAGCGGGCGCTGGCAGAAATCAAGTTCAGCAACAACGCCTCCGAAAAGATCGCTCCCTATCTTGAGCGGTGGTCTACGATTTCCACGCTCAAGATCGACAACCTCGCCAAGAAAGAGCAGATCAAAGGATTCCGAGCGGATCACGAAGCGAATGCCTTGGCGAAAATCGCAAACGAGGACTACGAGGGAGCATTTTCCGTCATGGATGAGTCGGTCAAAAAAGGCATCCATAGCGCCGAGGAAGCCACTTTGTGGAAATCCCGATTGCTGGACGATGTGCAGCGCAAAGCCAAGGTCCAGCGCGAGGCCAATGTGGAATCCGACATCATCCTCGATCCCATCGGTTCCGAAAAAGAAGCGCAGGAAGCGGTGAAAAACGGCAAGTCCTCGAAATACTCATGGATGGAAAAATCCGATGCCGTTCGATTCTTTGAAAAATCCCGCAACGAGGCGACCCGCTACCGCAATCAATTTGATGACGACACGGTGGATTTGATTCTCAAAGGCCAACTTTCCACCCCCGAGGAAGTCCGCGAACACGCGAAGGATGTCCTGCCAGAAAACAAAATCCAATCCCTGCTCGGCATTTTCGCCAAGACCCCGGCGCAGATTGAGCAAGGTTTGAAAATGCGACCAATGGCATATGCGTTGGCCGATGCCTACGACCCGTCAAACGACACAGACCGGCAGGAGTATTTGCAAATCCGCGACACGATCCTCCAACTGCCAGAGGGCGAGCGGGAGGAACCCTTGTCGATCCTACGCAAGCGGGCAAACGAATCCGGGGAAACCACGCCGGTCAAAGAAGCCATTGCGCAAGCCAAGCAAATGTTTGACCAAGGCCAATTCGGAACATTTCAAAAAGGCACAAGCGCACTCCCCGCATCGCAAGAGGAAGTCGATAAATACATCGAGGCTGGGAAGAAATTTGCAGGCGTGAAAACCGCGCTGGAGACATGGGCAAAAAACAACCCAAAGGATGCCGCCGACCAAAACAAGGTCTACGAGCATTTCAATGCGTTGATTTCCTACGACCGTAAAATGCAAAAATACCAGAATGAGAAAACTCGTTGGCGTTGGCCTTGGGAACCCCCGGCTCCGACCGTCGAACCTCCCGCTCCAGTGACCCCGGCTGATGTCCGGCAACTTAAAAAGTCCAAAGAAAAAACCTCCAAAGGGAATCTCATGGAGGAAATCCAAAAGATCGATTTTGAAACTCCGCTGCCGGAGATGCCTTCTTAAATCATGTCCACACTCCGCACCGCCGTGATCGATGACGAGACGGCATCCCAATACTACAACGAACTCAACACGAATTCAGTCGAGGATGACGGCACAAAATTAAAAGCTCTGGAAGATTGGGCGGATGCCAAGGATGCCGAGCGCAACAAGCAAGAATGGGATCACCTCACCCGGGTTTACACCGATTTCGACAATTACATTTCGGACGAAGGATATTCCGATCTGGACGAGGAATCCCGCTACCAGATTGCCAATCGGCAGTTCATTGCCAACCAACTTGGAGAGACGGTCGAAGACCAAGGGATGATCTACCCGGCCAAGCGCGACATCTGGACACAACAGGCTTTTGGCAAAAAGGGTCTCTCGGAAAAGGAAACCTTTGGCCTCATCCAGCAGGGAGTGCAGTCCCGAAATGAGGTGATGCAATCGGCCAACGAAATCCCCGGGGACATTGCCTTGGGGTTGTTCGATAGCATCGGCCAAGGCACGGCGGTCGAGGTGCCGAAACTCGTCAGCATCTGGAAAGAACGCAACGCCGAGAAACTCAAAAAATTACCAGCGGGCTGGGAGTCCGGGTTACTCCAAGCCGCATCGGATTACGCCACCGAGACCGAAGGGATGCTTCGGAACTACTCCGAACCTCTCAAGCAAGTTTACGACCACCTCGCTGCGGTAACCGGGCGGGACACCAAGCGGGCCGGGGAGGACAATCCTAAATCCGTGCAGGAGATCGAAGCCCTCGCCGACACGCTGGCAACCATGCCGCCCGAGGTTCGCGACCGCGCCTATGCCGCCGTGGTTCTCGGAGCCAAGCAGGCAGGGCAGGAACCCAAAGAATTTCTGGAGCAATGGGGAGAATCATGGAGTCGGACGCTCAATATGTTCCGATCCGGTTCGATGGTCATGCAGGAGGATTCCGCTTATTCTGAACTGCAACTTCTCAAGGAAGCACCAAAGGTCTGGAAAGATACCGACACCGGCAAGCTGACCGTCTACCCCGGGTTCGATCAATCCAACGCCAAAGAGATCACCCCCGAGGAACGCACCGAACTGACCGCCGAGGCGCAGAAGAAATTCGACCGGCTGCAAGTTTACCGGGAACTCTACAACATCGCCGACAATCAATTCGACCCGATCAAAAAAATCAACGAGGGAGGATTTGGCGGGTTCATGGAGGCGATGGCATACGGGTCTCCGCAGGCGCTTGCTTATACCGGCATGGCGCTTGTCCCCGGAGTCGGTCCTTGGATGACAGGCGCGGCGATTTATTCCGAAGAATACAACAAGCTGCGCCTTGATGGAGTCAATCCCGAGACCGCCCGCTCGATTGCCGCGCCAAGCGCCATCCTGCAATCGGGGTTGGAGCGTGTCGGTGCCAAGATGATTTTCGGCAAGCTCCCGGCGTTTGAAAAGCTAATGACCAAGATCGGCAACCCGGCGCGAGTCGGTCGTGCCGGGAGCGCAGGCATCCGATTTGGGACTGCGGTCGTGGGCGAAAACATTGTGGAGGGAACACAGGACTTGGTCACCCCGGTCGTGCAAGATGTCGCCGCCGCATTGGGCGCGGATGTGCCAGATGTGGATTGGGGGTCAACGCTCGGGCAATGGGGAACTTCCCGCCTCGATGTCCTCGCCGCAACGATCCCCGGCATCCTCATCGGAACCGGCGTTGCAACCATGTCCGATGGGAAGCGGTTCAACGATTTCAACGAGCGGCTCGATCTTTACCGGACATTCGGCATGGATGAAGCCGCGATCAAGCGGGTGGAGGACAACCAGACTCCGCAGGACCGGCAGGCGGCATTGCAAGCCGAATACAAAAAACTCACTCCCGACAACATCAAGGCGGGCATCTCCTACATGGAGACAAAGATTGATGAGGCCAAGTCCATGCAGGAAGACCCAACCCTGCCAACCATAACCCGGGAGCAGGGAGAAAACGGCAAGCCGGTCTTCGTCGTGCGTGACGAGAAAGGCGCGGTCGCCTACCGCAGCGATGACGAGCAGGCGGCTATGTCGGCAATTACCCAACTTTTCAAAGGGCAACTTCTCAACGAACGCAATGTGGTTGTAGACCTCCGCAACCAATGGCTCGCAGAAGACCCCACCAATGTCGCCATCGAGTCCGATGGGATCACCGCGCAGGAAAAACTCGAAAAACTCCAAGCCGCAGGGAATGTCGCGCAGATCGAGGAACTCCACCGCCGCATCGCCACTTCCCCATACAAGGACACACCCTACGACCAGATCAACATCCTCGGAGAGGCGACCGTCGAAGACCTTGGAGAAATGGTTTTCCGTGGCGTCATCACGCTCAACCAAAATAGCCGCCCCGAAGATGCCCGCGAAGAGATTCACCATGTCGCCGTTCGCAAGGCGCTGATGAAAGGCTCGGTCACGCTCGACACCTTGAAGGGATGGCTCGACGCCACCGAGACCGCCCTGCCCGACAAGTTCCCCGGCCTCGTTCGCGACAACGAAAACGACATTGTCGAGTCCCTTGCGCGTGTCCAACGCGCCTACGAGGACGGCAAAATCAATGCCGATGAAGAAATGGCGTTGCCTGCATCCTTCGTGGACTACATCAAGCGAATGCTGAAAGCCTTCAAGGAAGTTCTCCAGCGGGCCGTCGCTTTGCGCGGTGCTTTCAAGCAAGGAATCCTTCCCGGTGATTACGAAGCCTTCCTCGCCGAATCCGTGGGCCTCAACCAGCAGACGATGGTGGACACCACCCGGGAGCGAGTCGGCGGCGAACTGACACAAGGCACCTTCAACTACTCCGTTGGTCAACGAGTTTTGACTGATACCAATCCATACCCCCTGGAGCAGAAGGGCAAGTGGTGGGCTAACGAGGATTTCGCCCAGCGTGGCG